CAGAGGCTCCAGGTGGGCTGTTAAATTGCCCGGTTGCGTTGACACCAAATTGCCCGCTTTGAGTAAACACTATTCCAGTCGATCCTGCGTAGCTAAGTAAGTAGGTTGGGGGGGTTCCTGGCCTATAAGAGTCTACTACCTCAATAACTTTGGTAGTAGGTATTGGAGTATTAAAGGCTACTCCAATAGGTCCCGCATTACTTATTCGTACTCCTCGCCGCTTTGGAGTGGCCGTTTCGGCTGGGAAACTTCCTATGGTCTTCTGTGCTACGATTGATATTGCTGGACCTAGCGCAGAAGCACTATATTTACCATCTAGATATGGTGTAAATATATATACACCGGGGGTACTCATTGATAAGCTCGCCCCGACTGAACTATTCGAGGCGATTACTCCGTTATATGCGCCGCTTACCTTTATGAGCATACTCTCACCAGTAGAGATAGGCCCGAATATAATAGTCTGAGACCCTGATACGTGGGTGTACTTATAGTATAGGTCAGGATCCGTACACCCAGCGTACCCGTTAAATCCCCCATTTCTAAGGCCATGATCAGTACCATTCCACCCTTCTGTCTCTACTAGCTGGCGAATAGTAATGCCAATCTTATCTTTCTTTACCTTCAGTCCAGATGCAGTTACAAAGTAAGGCGAGGTAATATCTGCGAAGATAGTATATTCACCAGGATTATGCCCAACGATCCCGATGTCTTGGGCGGTTAGACCATCATTAGCTGCGAACGTATACGACAATGATTGTCCTACAGTACCACCTTTATCTATTACTAGTCCTGGCGCAGTTAGTGTTACCGAGTGCGCACAATGTATCTGCTCTTCCATTTTAAGTTGGCAGGTGAAGTGTACATCCTTATCCCCTACAGTTGTCATGTGCCGTCTACGCCAGTAACATCTTTACGGGTTACTACTATAGGAGCGAGCGCGACGAGCGAGTCTACTGGAGTCTCGCCCTCCATCCATCGTTTATGCATTGTTAGGTTTAAGTTCTTCGAGTACGTGCTTTCACTGGACGTAGAGAAGAACAAATAGTTTACGCTAACAGTTACAGTATAGACTGGTGGTACATACGCACCGCTTGTCTTGTCAGGGAATGAGCCGCTAGTTCCACCAGAGATAGACGCCCCAACTACACTACCAAAATCTTCTGCGCCTGCGCCGCTACCATCGTCTACGAATAGATTGTACGCCCAACCTTTATTAAACAACCAGCCGGAATCTACTGTAATAGTAAAGGTTTTGTTCTGTGTTGTTAGATCGTCGATACGAGTGAACGATACAGGATTAGGTGTAATGATCTCTGGCATTAGCCAATCACTACCACCACCGCCTGGAGGAACTACGATAACATTATTAGGGCCATTGCCTGGGCCTGGATTAGGTGGAACATTAGGGTCTATAGGAACGACGGGAATGCTCGTAGGTGGGCCTGGAGGGCTGTAGATTGATAGGCCACTAGGCGTGATGAATGTCTGTGAGTTTCTAGCGTACAGCTTAACTACAGGGTTACGCACATTAAATTCGTACGTAACATCTTCGACCACGCAGAGTGCGCCCATTAGATAGCGCTTACCATCTGCGCGCTTAGGGTATAAGATAGCGCCAGTGTCTGCTCTATAGGAAGCATTGGTTAGGTCGCGCGTCGAGACCAATGGGAAATTATTAAATACTATAGGATTCATCGCTTCCCAGCGACATCCTTGCAGAGACATATCAGTAGTTATGGCACGCTGAGCTAGTGCGTATCCACTAGGATGCCCAATAGATAATGATTTACCTACTGCGTTAGTGAAGCTACTAGCATCATTGATAAGGTCGAAGTGGTATTCAACCAAGCGCTCGAATGGCTTTATGTTTCTATTAGAACTAGATATTACTGCTGTGTAGTACGGATCTTCCCAGCCTCCATAGGTAGCCCTAATATAAATAGGTACATACTCTTGCATAGCTTCAGTTGTATACTTAAACGTACGCAAATTACCGATGCGCAACCCAGCAGTATTCTCCAGCATCTCATCGCCATCAGTTGCAGTAACTAATGGTTCTACATATGTGCCAGCTGGAGGATCAGTCTGCAGTACAGGCGTTCCCGCAGTGTAATCACGTTCTATGTTATTGTTCTGCCCTGTTACTTCGATCTCTATCTTACCGCGCACCCACTTCAATGTGATGCCACATTGGTAGCAGACCCTATCGATAATGTCGGTTAGCTTAGTTTCAGTTCTAGCGATCCATCCGATGAAGGGTAGATAGTTCTCAGTCTGCGGAGTAGTTAGGGTACTACCTAGCATCGTCGTGAGCGTCGGATCTTCTTTAATTATTTCGCGAAGAATAACCTCGGCGCGGCTATCTGTAGTAGCACCAGTTTTATACAGTGCGTCTACGTACACTAAGTTATTCTTAGCCCCGATGCCCATATCCAACGGCACTTCGGTGAATGCTATCTTAGTCAGCCCAGCTAGCCCGTAGAAAGTACCACTCTGAGTAATAGTTATATTAGCAGAAGGAACTTTAATTAGTTTACCTTCCCCCTCGACGTACACGTTGTTAACATCGAATTTCGAATAGCCATTACGAATGTAGCAGGACTTATCAATAGATGCTGGCTCAATATGTACCAATGACCAGGGAGCGCCGACTGCTCCAGACCCAGCAACACTTACACTAGGGTCGTTAAAGTATAGCTTAATCTTCTGCGTAGCTGTTCTGAACTTCAAGAATTGGAACGCCGCGATACCCCAGATAGGAGTTTGATTGGTAGGTAGGTACGCCGAGTTCGATGTGTTGTTGTAGAACCCAGAGATGCTACCTTGGTTATGCCAGTTAGGAAACCTATCGTCTGGCCAGAAGGAGTGTATTACTACATCCTTTCTTTCTGATAGTAGCCCTTGGATCTTAGCTACACAGTTAGTTACTGTATAGCTCTTATCCGTAGCATTAGCCGGATCGAAGAACTGAATGTCGGCCTGTAGGTACCCATTCTGGTCTAGGATAAGCTCTTTAGCATTAGGTATTACAGTTTGGAATGGCGAGAATAGTACAGTAGAGTATGATGGTGTAGTGCCCCATTGATCTGGGGATCTACCATCCAAAGAATCGTTATATGCGGTTACGTTATTATAGTACGTGTTACGTGCAGTTACAGTCAGTGTGATTGTATGCGCTCCGCTATTGTACGATAGCGTACCAGCAATAACCTCGCCATCATTCATACGGATACGTACTGTACCGCCGATAGATACTACCTGTAGCAGTAGACTAGAGTCAGTAGTGTTATCTTCTAGGACGATTGTCGCAGAGGCATTAGTGTATGCTGTACGTACTGTGCCACCGATACTTGCGGCGAAGTTCTTTATCGAGAACGACGGGAACGCGTTTAATACTTTAATGCGTGGAACTTGGCCGTATGCTTTAAGAAAAAAGTTAGCGGTGAACCAAGGGTTGTAGATAAAGAATGTATCTGGGATAACCTCGGCGGTCGCACCTACAATAGACTCATTACTCAGCAACATATCTATCAAGCTGATAGTTTGAATGCCATCAACTTCGCCCCAGGATACTTCATTATCTACGGAGAAATGCCCGTAGCACGCGCCGCTTCTAACATCTAGGTTTAGCCATTGTCTATCAATAGCATATATACCAAAGTAGAAGTCTTCTAGGTTACTGCCACCGTAGTACAATCCTTTAACGATGGGATCGTCAAGGATTGGGTAGCCTTTAGCGTCGATAACATTTAGTTTTAGGTCGACTACATTTCTACGTAGCCCACCGCCACTCTGAGGACGACTAGAACGAATGTGTACGTCATCCAATAGTCCAGCACACTGAACTTGAATACCGCTATACATAACCATACTAACATCAGTCTGCGATTCCTGCACCCACGCGTACGCAGGGAGCTTGGTAGCTGTACTGAATACCATCACCACTAATACAGGTGAAGATGACGGTAGTTCAGAATACTGCTTACCTAGCGATCTCATGGAGCAGCCCCTAATTTAACTCGACGAACTCGCACATCCCAACCATCGCTAGATACAGCCAACTTCAATTGCATTACTTGTAGCAGTGCAGCGCCACTTAATGTACCAGTGAATGTAAGCACAGATGTTACAGTGCCATTCTGAACTAACGTAGATTGCTGTAGAACTACGGTCGTAGCTACTGTCGCACCGTTACGGTCATGCGCTAGAGCTACAATGTATGACGCATTGTTAACGCCCTTCGACGCTGTAACCGTATATACTACAGTCTTCCAATCCGTAGTATAGTAAAACTCTAATACCTTCGCACCATCAGCAATGTTGACTGTGAACTTAGCTTCGGGGTTATGCGGGTCATTAAAGTTTGCAAGATGTAGAGATAGAGCGTTGCTCACGTTACCATCCGCTATTGCTAGTTCAGCTATGTTATCGGTTAGGTTAAGTAAAGCAAGTGAAAAGTTCCACCGTATTCTAGACATCCCTTTCTTTAAATCCGTGCCCCTATCCTCATACTCTATACCACTATCTTGTAAAATGCGTACGATGTATATATCCCCATACATATCTTGGTAGCAGATCTTAGTGGTTGCCCACTGAATAGACTCTAGGAATACTAGAAGTTGCGCCCTATCTATGTCAAGGATCTCCCTAAAGTCTAACGAGAAGTTAGTGTTGTAGTTGGTGCCACGATCATACACTAGCACATTACCTGCACGGGTGCGCGCTATAGTTTGGTTACGACTACGCTTCTCTTTATTACCTTCTTCTGGCGCTTTAATTACTACACTACTTGTGGCGTCAGCATACAGTGCGGTGTATGGCGCCCAGAACTTTACCGTTAAGGATGTTTCTTTATCAACGCTCATAGGTTACTCATCATTTGGGGACACTACTGATCTTGATTCGCGGTTAGATGGGTCATATGCAGACGGGGAAGGGTTGCGATTACTATTCATCTGCTTAACCTTATCAGTTACTAGCTTTACTAGCTCTGCTTTAGTTTGTTCGGATAAGGTACCATCAACTTGGAGCTTAACTTGTGCGTCGAGAACTACCTTCGTGATCTCTGTGGTAGTCTGCATAACCTTAGATGCATCTTTAGCAAGTTGCTGCGGACTACGAACTGCTACAGAGTTATCTCTAGAAGAGGTAGACATTGCTTTTTGCTGTGCTGCCCACTTAAAGTTTTCGTCGAATGTTCCTTGCGGGCCTACTAATGCGGCTTGATCTTCTTGGTACGCACGCTGCGCACGCTCGTTATCGATACGTGACATAGCATCGCGCGCACCTTCTGATGCCGTCTGATATTTAGACATAGCAGAGTTGAACTTGTTTTCGTCTGATCCACCAGCTGCATTCTTTACTTCAGCGAGTGCAGTGTCTCTAGCTTCTCTAGCTATTCTGCCTTGTGCGCCGGGGTCGTCCTTCTTAGCGTCCATCTTAGACTTAAGAATGTTATTGTTTATAGTTGCTAGAGTCTCAGCAGACTTCTTGGCTTGCTTAGTAACTTCTTTATCCGCCTCTTTGAAGAGAGCGACGCGAGCCTTCTGTGCCTTCTCATATGCTTTAAGATCATCATTATAGAGTCTCTCAACTATAGAGTTGAACTCTTCCTTTGCTTTCACTGCATCAGCATCGGCCTTATCGGCAGCCTTCTTTTTGTCTGCTGTCATTTTGTTTGTATCTTGCCCAGAGATACGAGCACGCATCGTTTCGATGGTCAAAGTAAGGTCAAAGATCTTAGCTAGAAATGGGTCGAATGCGGCAGTGTTGGTTAGCTCATCCTTCACCGTCTCAGAGAACTTAGCGAACTCTTTCTTAGTATCTTCTAACTTAGCGGTCAGCCCAGGCAGAGAGCCTTTATCTCCGCCTTCCCTCATCGCAGCGTTGATCTTGTCTTCGATAGGATTGATATTGGCATTGGCGAAAGCTATTTGTTTAGCTTCCATATCTACGGCTAGCTGCTTCTTCTTCGTCTCTAATAGTTCCTTCTCATCTTCCATCTCTTCCGCTAAATCTAGGAGCTTCTGTTTCTGCTCATCGGTAGCGCGAGAGTTAAGCTCTTTTGCCTCTACTTTACTCATCTTAGTAAGGGCTATAGGCTTACTTACTTTATCGAGTAGCAGTGCCGCGTCGATAATAGCTTTTTGAAGTGCTTCGTCTATCTCACGGGCAACTTTTACCGCATCATCTCTAATCTCACCAAGCGCATATTGCATGGCAACACGTAGTTGCGCCATTGATTCCCGAGCGTTATCAAGGTTAGAGTCTAATTGTTCATCAGAGCGTTTAAGTAGGTGCGGGCGAGTTACTGCCATAGCCGTACGTAAAGCCCCTTCTTCTGTGTTACCTCTACTAAGCGCATCCTTCGTGACGCGCACCATTGCCTTAACATCGTCCTCTACTTGTTTTAGTTTAGTAGCCTTCTCTTCTCCGCTGCCATACCACAAACGATCAAACCAGCTACCAGTAGCATGACTACTTGCTGTTATATCGTTACTCATTTTAGTTAGCATCTTTCCAATATCATCGGAAAGATTATTCATAGCACGCCCAGCTGCTACAGCAGACGTATCTAACTCTTTATTGGCAGGTATGACTTCATTTGTGATAATGTTAGCTGCACGAATATAGGACTTAATGCCTTGTCTAGCGCGCTCATCTTCAAACAACTTGCCAATATCTGCACCTACGCCGCCTTTAGTCGCCTTACTAATGGACGCCATAACCGCGTCTAGCCCCCTAGCTCGTAGGTTTATATCTTCTAAACTAAGACCTAGTGCCCCCATGTTTTCAATCATCTGCTTAGATGGGTTTTCTAGGGCATGTATAGTTGCAACCATTGATGTCATAGTTCTATTAGCTGGCATACCTACGCGAGTCATACCATCGATTGCGTTATGGAGCTCCTCAATTCTAACTCCAGCAGCATTACCAGCGTCAGCTAGACGTGCAAATCCTGTGACGTAATCCTTTAGTTGGACCTTACCTACGTTAATAGAGTTAAATAGCAAGTCTGATTGGTGGGCCATCTCCCCAACAGAAAACCCGTACGCATCTTTAATGGATGTTAGTAGGTTGACGGTATCCATTATAGAAGTCTGCGTAGCTACAGATAGCTTAGCGGCAGTAGTGGTGAACCGCTCCAGGTCGGATACGTCAATACCAGATGACAATGCTTCTTTAAATGCTTTAAGTACATCTATTGCTTCCATGTTAAATGCAGAAGATATCTTAAGTGCTGATGTTGCAGTGCGATCCAATGCAGTAGCGAACTCTTCGGCGCTAGCTTTCGTAGATAGCATCAGTGTAGACATGCGAGCTAGTTCACGACTAAACTCGGCACCCCATTCTACAAACTTGTATGCTACGAACGCTGCGCCTACGGCAGCTATAGCGGGGGCGAATAGTACGGCTGCTTGCGTAGCAGTTATGGTAGATATGCCCAACGCTTGCATAGCATTAGCAGAAGCGTAGAGTGCTCCGGCAGCGGGGTATGCGCCGATAGCTCCGGCTGCGCCAGCACCAGCACGTAACGTAGCGGACGCATTAAATCCGCCAGGAGTAGGGGCAGCGCCAGGGGTTATTCCTAGAGGCTTACCACCGGGAGCGAAGATATTATTGAATTGCGATGCTTGCTTAGACAGTGTAGCTTCTTCTCTAATCTGCTGCATGCGGCGTGCATGTGCTTCTTTATCGCCTTCAACTCTGAAGCGATGAAGTTCTACGTCTATCTGATGCTGCCTAGCGGCTTCTTCTTTAACCCTAGCTATGTCAGCCTTATCGGCTGCTGCTTGCATAGCTGCATAGTCTTTAGCTGCACGAATGCGTTCAGCTGTTTCAGCCTTAGCTTGGCGTGCAGCAGAGGCAGCTGCTAGCTTTTCATTATTTACACGCTGCCGTTCTATTTCCTTATCTTGTGCTGCGATACCTTTAGCAAACGCAGCTTCCATAGCAGCAGCATCTTTAGCTGCTCTAAGTGCTGCTTTAGCGGCATACTTCTCTTCATCTTGTTGCGCTTTAAGTGCTGCCTTCTCTTTGTCGGCGGCGATCCTTAAGGCTAGCTTAGCTATGTTCTCTTCGCTCTTTATGCGAGCTAACTCCAGCTTCTTTAGGTCGATGATGTAGTCGTCTGCTTTAATGCGGACTTTAATCTCTTCGCCTAGAAGCGCCTTGGCGGCATTGAATCTAGTCTCTATATCCTTCAGTCCAGCATTCATTTGATCTGTTTTAAGGATCAAGCTGATTATTTCTTCGTGTTCGTAGGCCACTTAATCTGCTTTCTTTGGCATCATTATTGTAGCTAACTCGATCTCTTCTTCTTGGCGAATACTGTCGAAGGCTATTAGATTGATCTTAGCTTCACGATCTAGCCTATCCAGATACTCAGGCGGCTGGCCAAACCTTTCGCACGCTCTATATAAGCGATACAATAAGGTTCGGCCAGCCGGAGTTTTCTTTCTTTTGATAGAGGAACCTATCAAATCACTATCGTCAAGCTCTATGTAAAACTTGCAGTAGCCTCTGCGACAGCCTTAGGTTCGATAGTAGTAGCTGCTCGAATAGCATCTAGCAACTTACCAATGTCGCCTTCACTGAAACCAGATTCCTTCAGCTCGTTAGGAATGGCGCGAAGACCATCCAACCTATTAAAGTCCGAGCTGAAAGATACTGAAGTATCAACCATTAAACACTTACAGATGAAGTAGAACTTCTCTAAGTAAGCCCACTCTTCGAATGCCGCTACGAACATAGGATCTTCGTAGTTAGCTTTCTTCTCTGCACCAGTCTTGATGGAGGTGACGCCAGTAGCTACCATAGGAGCTACTGGTCGTGGATACACCATCAAGTAGTCGCGGCTGATACCTATAGGGTAGCCGCTAACTTTTAATTTTAAAGAGCTACCATTACTACGTTCAAATACAACTTCGACAACTTCACGAATGTTTACTACTTCGCCGTTAATCTTCATGGCTACCTTATGGGGTTATATACGAAGCGTTAACCGCACCCTGTAGTGCAGTACCTTTGAATGAGATGGTGTTATATTCGTTGCCTTCTTTGAACGAACGTTCAGTGAAGTGTACGTTCGTGAAGTTCAATAGTTCGTAGTTCGCACGATTACAAGGATCGTAGATACGAAACTGAATAGTGATAGCCCACGGACCACATGGATCTGTATTCACCCAACCAGCAGCTAGCGCAGCAGCTTTACCTGCCATAACGTCAACTGGCGATAAGCCTGTAGCACCGTAAGCATTCTGCCATTGCTCAAACTTAGCGGTAAAGCTAAGTTCTAATACAGCTTCATCGCCTTGTTTACGACTATCAATCTTACCGCGATTCATAACGATGAAGTCGTTATCTTTCTCGGTGAATGCTAGGTCGCCCTCGGTTAAAGGTAAGATCATAGCTTTTGGAGTTGGTGAACCATCCAAAACCCAGATTTCTGCGTCGCGAAGATTTCTAGTTGAGCCGCCCATGTGTTATTCCTTCTGAGTGATGATTGATGCTTCGATTAAGAGAACCGCTGATTGCGTTTGCAATGGCGGAACCCCGCCTGTTGCAATAGCTTGCGCTGTGAATGTTGCAGTTCGTAGATCCAAGAATGTGATCTTACACTCCTTAAATCGAATGCAAGTATTTTTTAACATATAGTCTTGTTGATGCAGCAGTGGTCTGTATATGCTAGCCAACTCATACTGCCTACCAACTTTACCATCTGAACGTCGCGTAGCATCGACTGTAAAGCAGGTCAACTGGAAGTGGTATGTTTCTTCTAGCTGTACACGACGAGCTACCTGTGGGTCAGCTAGTAACATCTCGTACGCTAACCATTCATCCGTACCTTCTAGCGACGGGATCTCTAAACCTTTGATCAGCATCTTAGGTGCTGGGGATACTAGGCTAGCTGCTTGAATAAGCTTAGCGACAAATAGGTAGATGTCGTATACGCTAGGTTCTGCCACGTTTCACTTCCTTACGTATCTTATCACGGCGTTTCTCATGGCGCTTCCATGCATTGAATACGAAGTGCGATTTAGCTTCGCCTACTGGCGCTACTATACCACTCTCTAAGAACTTAAGGTAGCTATCCCATTGCGGGTTAACTATAGCTATCTTCATGGTTCTGGAGTCTTCTGCTATCTTCATCTGCCAACCAGACCCGCCAGGATCATTCGACATAACAGAACCATATGCTTTATGTCCTGGATACGGTAAGCGTTTCTGACTACCTACTTTATTAGATGTTACACCAGCAGCGTAGCCAGTATCGATAGGTGTATTCTCAATCAAGTCAGTTAGGATGATACTTACTTCATTGTAGTAGGCATCTCTATATGCTTTAGGGTAGTACGTAGCTATCGACTTAATGAATGCTTCGAAGCCTCTACGATTGGTGCCGCTTCCGCGTGGCAGTACAGATGGGAAGCTAGCCATAGTTAAGCCTCTTTAGAGCAGCCTAAGCGATAGCGAGTAGATAACGTAGACTCGTCGAGCATGACGACACGCCAACGCTTACCATCTTTAGTGCGCTCAACTATATCGCGCTCATCAATCAATAGCCCATCTAACTTAGGAACCTCTACAACTACATCGAACTTACTAAAGTCATCCTTCTGCACAGCTTGTGACCGCTCATGTAGCAGTGGGATTGACCCACCGTTACGCTGAGATGGTTGGCGGAATAAGCAGTTGAGTACAGTAGTATGTGTGATCGTACGTACTGATGTACCAGCATCCCAATCTACAGTAGGATCGTCCGCATGATGGTGAATGATTAACTCTTCGAGATTGTCGAAGAGGTTAATGTCATCTGCGATAGACTCGCGGAACAATGTATTTATATCTAGGAATGGCATCAGATGTAGCCTATTGACTCTACTTCATATGGGCCATTTAGATCGATGATCAACTGTAATGTACTAGCTAGCTGCTTGCGCAGTTGATCTAGATACTCGCCCCACAGTACATTCTGCCCGTCAATCTCATATGTAGGCTTGGGCTTCTGCGTAATAGAGCCAATCAACGCGATAAGATTATCGCGTGTCTCCATTAGACTGTTTAGATTGTCTTCATCTGTTAGTGGCATATTAGCCTACATATAAAATTACTACGGCTACGATGGCAGTAGAGGCTGACGCGATAAATGCGCTGCGATAATCATTCATAGCTGGTTCTAGATAATCACTACCAGCAGCAACGAATTGTGTTTGTGCAGCAGCGGTATCTCCAACAGTAAATGCTGCGCGTGCAGTTCCGGCAGTTACTAGGCCACTTATCTTGCACCCTAGTACACGCATTAAATCGGGCAGGTCCGCAGGTGTAGCGACAGCCGCGACTAGACTTTCAATCGTAGCAGCTGCGCCAACGCCAGGGATAGTAATTGTGAATCGACGAGTACGAGCAGCACTCACCATGTATGGTTGTCCAGCGGCCATAGCGATATCCTTCTATAGAAAGAAACCCGTAGGTATTAGCTACGGGTTTCGCGTTTATCAGTCCCGCTAGCTATTAAGCGTTGAAGCTTTGGACTACGAACCAAGGCGCTTCGACGTAGCATACACCACGTTCACTGCCACGGTATTGAATGAGCACGTCGCGTTCAAATTCAGCAGTAGCATTAGCAGGAGCAGTTTGCATCTGGAATGGGAACAACGTACGATAGGAGAACGCTTTCTTAGGCTGCCCAATCGTCCAGTATTCTTTAGCATTCGCGACACTAACACCACCTTCATTAACCAACAACCAATCCAACCACACGCTGGTGACAGGTGTCAATGGCAACATGTTCAATGGGTTAGCGCCGTAGGTCTGATCAACAGCACCATTGGTAGCCTTACGAATCATGGTCGCTTGCATGATCTGCATAGCGGTCATGTACTTATACTTCGACACGATCATAGTGTCAGGAGTAACTTGGATAGGTTCGCCGACACCAGCGCGAGTACGATCATCAGTCATACCAGTGAACAATTGGTTAGCAGTATCAACGCTATGCCAATCAGTCAGAGGGTTAGCTGCAATCTTGTTGATGCGAGGATCGGCAGAAGCTACGAACGTATTGCGGGAAACGCCGTTACGATTGTAGTTGTTGGTCAAGCCTAACACTGTGCGCAAGATACGCTTCTCTTTGTTAGTACCAATGCGTTCGCCGATACCAGCAGCACGACTAAGAATGTCGCCAGTTTCATCGAAGAAGATAGCTTCGCGAGTTACGCCAATCTTCAAGCCACGCTTCTGTGACTGTGGGAGATCTTGGTAATCCTGCCCAAACTTAACGTCAGGATATTCTTCGCCTTCTGGAACGACGAGAGCGTCGTCGTCGATGAGTTGTAATCCTGGCTTACGGATAATATCACGACGACTTGATTCAGCTTTAGTAACTTTATCGCCAATGTATTCTGGCGAGTTATATGCGTCCATCGCACCTTCAAGCACAACCAACTGAGTGATGTCAGTGAACTGTGTGAGGTTGACAGGATCGACCGATTCACGTAAGCCAACCGCTACATGCTCAGAGTCCATGCCCTGAAGTTTCATTAGGTTAGCGTCACCTAACGTTGCTCGCGCAATATCGAAGATGCTAAGATCTTTTACTTTGATCTTACCTTCTTTGATGAGGTTGATGACGCGATCACCAGTAGCTTTACGGGCTTCTTTGGTAGTGATGCTGGAGAATAGTTCGTGGAGCTTAGCCATTGTATGGTCCTTTGATTAGTAGCTATTAGGCGTTGGTGTTGTTCATGCGCTTAGGCGCGGTCTTAAGGATATAAGCACGAACACGCGTCGCACCAGCAAGTGAAGTTTCACTAACGCAGAAGATAGCAGTTGATAAATCAGTGGTAGCTTTGCAAGTATTAAGCAAAGCGTTGCCAGCGGCTTTATTAGGTTTGAGGAAGGTGCCAGCTTGGTAAGCACCAGCGGTAACCAACACTTCATACTCACCGTCTTGCGAGACTAGGATGCTAGTGTCACGAGTATCGGTAGGTTTGAGCGCATTGCTACGCCCAGCTGCAACACCAGCAAACTTAAGTGCGAATGCGTCGCTAGTAGTAGCTTCGTCAGTCGTCCACACCCAGTTAACAGCAGAAACTAACTGTTCTACACCACCTACAGTTTCTAGAGCTAAGAGATCGCCAGAAGCGATACTGTTAGTCTTAAGTCCGCCAGTTAGTTTAACTGGATACTGTTTAGGTAGGACAGGTCCGGTGCGATGAATGTGATCTTGTGGCATGGCTATAATCCTTAGTATTTATTAAGCGTTAACTTTGGTGAGGATGTCTTCATCTTTTAGTTCGACTTCTTTACCTTTAGCGGCGGCTTCCCGTGCTAAGATACTTTCCTGAGACTCAGGCGGAACTACAGATGATGTAACTGATTCTTTGATGATAGCTGAACGATCGCTAACCAATTCGGTGACTAGCGCACTATCATTCTTAGTGACTGCTTCCTTCACCAATTTAAGGAACACTGAGCTACGCTTATCGGCTGGAACAACTTTAACTGCTTCGGCAACCTTATCATTCAAAGCAGCTTCTTTAGCTACTGCTTCGGTGCCAATAGTGGCAACAAGATCAGGGCGACCTTTAGTAAGTTCTTCGATAGTTAGCTTCGTGTAATCCATGTCGTCTACCTTTGATTCTTTACTGGTTGAACCTAGAGCTTTGAGTTCTTTTACTAGGTCTTGGGCTATGGGTGTTAACAATACAGCCTTCTCCCCTGGGGTCAAGGCATTAGTTTCTGAGCAAGAACTATATGCATTCATAGGGTAGAGGACTTGATAACTTAATTCTCTAAACGCATCCATTATACGCCCTAAGGCATTCTCTGTATCGGATTCAGTAATTGAATCGCGGAGCACGCCTTCTTTGAAGAGGGCAGTAGTAGTGTTGCCTTCCAGCACAAAGTCTACTGATTCAACGCTAGTGATCTCAACGATAGCATTTTCATTCTTACTATAGACCAACTTAGCTTCATGACTAAGCATGATCTTTTCTGGGTAGTTGTTCGCCCACCATTCGATAGAACTAAAGTATGGGTGCTTAGGATCTAGTTGAATGTCGCCTACTGCGCCGACACCTTCTTTATAGGTTACTGAGTCAGGCACTACTACACCAATGCGATCTTTAGGGCTGCGCTGACTACCATCTTCTGGCGAGTGCCCTAAGAAACTATCTTTCGTATTATAGACTTTGTTATCTACCGCCGTACGAATAGTGCTTTCTTTGTAGACGTAAGGAGCAGAAGCACCGGGGGCCTTATTAGCTTTACCTATAAGCCCGATAATGTTTACCCCCTTCATGATACCTTCTTTGGTAACACGATTAGCTTTTGTTAAAGCATTGTTGGTGCGCTCTTTTAGTTTGAGTAGTTCTAATGACATTGTATATCCTTAGGTGTTAGCCATTGTTCATGAAGCGGGAAGTTTCATCTGAGGACGAAACCTCATAGCTAGGCTTTGTGTGTACGTTGTGGTCTACGCTAGGCTCGAAGCCATGAGACTTAGGTATTGGGGTAGAGTCTACGTCTGGTTCGAGTCTACGAATGATGCGTATAGCATGCCGAGTAATCTCGCTTGTGCGCTCTAGTACCTTAGATAGTTCTAAAGCCCTTTCCCATGCACGTTGTTCTCTCTGCTCTGTTTTAGCTACTTCAATATCAGACTTTTTGATAAGCATCGTATAGATATCTGCGACCTTAGTCTCTAAAGCAGTCACTCTAGCCTTGCACTCCCTATCCTTATTTGCGGCGTTCTTAATGCCGAACTTCCAAAGCACACCAATAACTGTGATAAGGATGCCGCCAATAGTAGCAGCTAGAGAGAAAGGTATTTGTTCCATAGGTGATCCAGATAGCTAGGGTTATTGAGCGGTATTTCCACCGGGTGCATTGTCGGCTTTAGTGCCATTCTTCTTACTAGCGATGCCACTATTCTGCCCAGGGTTAGTGTTACCTAAGTCACCTGGGGCAACTTCACCATCTTGAAGGGAGTTGCGATGCCGAATAGTATTAGCGCGTTCGACAGCGTACTTAACACCAAACATTGCAGAGATGGTTTGAGGAGAGATAGAGCCAGTCTGTTGCAGTATCTGCGCTACGCGAGCTTCATCAATAGCTTTACCTACTGCTAGGCGAGGGCCAGATACGATTAGTTCGTACTGTTCACGAATCGTATCTACGTCGGGAACGCCCATCATGGTCTGTACGCGCCAGAAGATGTCTGCTACGTAGCTGTATAGGATACCTTGCTCGGTAATGAAGTTTTTAACTACTGGCGAGCCAGGACTCAGTGGGGCAGTAGGTTCTTTAGCTAGTAACCATTCTAGTGGTAGTACGAACCTAGCTGCGATCTTACTCATGTCTTGGATAGCAGCATCAATGAAGTTCTTGGTGCTGATCTTAGCGGCAGGCATATCGTATTCGGTGCCTTCTGGAGCATCGATAATCATGCCAGCACGCATCTTACGCGATACAATGCTACGGCCTGTAGTCGTATCGGTTCTATCTTGGCCATCTGATTGCCCGTTAACGAAGCGTTCGACGCGAGCTTGTGTTTGATTCTTATGTTTACGAATCAAAGCGATGGCTGATTGGATCTGTACCAATACAGATGTGTTCGTTACGATCTTCTCAATACGCCGAATCTGCGTTAGGATAGACCAGAAGTCTGGGATACCTCTAGGAAACTCATAGTCAGTGTTGCGCTTAATGAACAACATCTTATCGGCAGGGATAAGCATGGCCTTATTTGTTTGCGACACATCGAGTGCGCCATTGAACCAATAGCCTAAGATAGTTTCAATATCATCTGGTGCAGTCTTAACGCCATACGTGCGCTCATACTCATTATATACTGTATTCTTAGAGTCTGCAACGCCTGGGTCGATAAATAATGGATCGACGAAACGAATCTTAGGTGGTTTACCGGCTTCCCCATCGAAGAATCGGATAGGTACTTCGCCATCGCGCAGTCCACGCTCTACGATATTAGCTAGGCGACGATTAAAGTTGTTAGCTACCTCAAACTTTTCCCAGTTAGAGACGAGTGTTTTGACGATAGGCTCAGGCTTTGCCTGTGCAGCAATCTTAGGATCTGTACCATCATCCTTCTTAATGAGTTCGTAGATAAGGCCATCACCAACGATATGGTTCTGATAGTGCTTAACTACGTTCTGCGCGATGTCGTTACCAATACACATGCTGCGAGTTTCGCGGCGAATAAACTGTAACTGTACTAGGTTGAAGGAGTATGGGCGATCAATGTTGCCCTGCAATGGTAGCCAACCATCAAAGTTTTCTTCACCATCTTGAATCTTGGCTGTGATAGTATTGTTATTGGCTTCTTTGCGTATGATTGCACGGATCTGATCACGAACCACATGTCCAGAATCATGCGAGTCTACAATAGTATCTCTAGCACTATCCAGTAGTCGATCGACTAGGACAGCTACCTTAGCTTCAAGTACCTTCTCTAATGTTACTTTTTGCTTACTAGATTTTGACATACATTTACCAGGTTTTGTGTGCCAGGAGTAAGTTCGTTGCCTTGGATTACTGAGCGCAACGCATTAAAGTGGGATACTATGTACCATACGCCGATACCAGCGCCAATAACTACACCTCCTAGGATGACCCAGGGGATGAATGGTTTAACGATTGCGAATGTGATACCCATACCAATCAAGCATCCTGCAAATGTGATGCCCATTAACGCCCACTTGCGTAGAGATGGTAGCGGTACCCACACTAAGATAGCTACACATGCGGCGATGATTACGATGCAAAATGCATAGCTGTATAGGAAGAGAGCGTCGAGTCCACTAGCCCAAGTAGGATCTACATGAGGAAGTATCCCAGGCGCTGGAGCAGGGGCCGCAGGCATCCGCCCTACCCTACTACACCCACACAATAGCATTGCTAGTATTAGTAGATAATGTCGCATAAGTTATCTCCTAGCCCATCCTCGAATACATCGACGGCTTCCTCCGCAGTATCCAGATTAGAAACCATTGTCAAGAGCCTTAAACCACCTTCTAATGCATCTGGTGGATCGTCATGTTCTGCAAACGGGTGTTCTAGTAGGTATTGCACTAGCAATCTTGTATGTGGGCAGTTGCGCTTATACCTAAAGAACCCTCTTTGCAGCCAGATAGATAGCCTACTAATACGTACGTTCTTATTTACCCCATAGTTTTCTATAGGGATGACGTTCAGTAGCGTGCCTCTCTCTAGCGCCTTAGCCATTAACTCGTTACCTATGAGTTCTTGGAAGCCGTTAGTTTCAACACCAAACGCATCATACTTAACTAACTTGTGCCAGTCGAGGATGCTATCTGTTAGTTGTGTTACTGGTATTTTACGACAGTCAGCTTCAAGGTAACATAGACGTAACGTTGGGTAAAAATGTAGTGTGATAATTGGTGAGTAGTCACGTTTTCTTCCTGCTTTACCTTTAGACGGATCATTAAAGCCTACTGTAATACGAGGGATACCCTTAGGTAATTCGTTATACCAACGCTCTTCACCAAACCACTCTTCTGAGAACTCGCACTTAGATGGATCTCTAGGGTTGTTTTGCTTCTCAGCTTCGAATGCAGCGTGTCCAATACTAGCGCGCATACACATCAAACTATACAGAGTTTCTTTAGCTTCCCATAGCAGTTGGGAGCCTTCATCCATCATAAGCTTATTATCTGTGTAGTAGCGTAAGCATTGCTCTTTATCTTCTTCGCTACGGCAGGATAGGAACTTCTCTTCCCACGCATTCCATAGTGGCATGTTCGTAGGGAACGCCTCAATCGCAGAGAATCTGATAGCTTTATATTCTGGGTTAATAGAGCACTTAGCTACGATGGACTCTTGGTGTAGGTTATTACCAATTAGAAAGTAGTTGGTGCCGCTATCGCCACATGGCATCAGCGATCTATTGTACCACTCAATATCATTACCGCGCATAGTAGGAGAGTTAACATCGTCACTTTCCTGCAAGTCGTCAGAGATGATAAGGGTAGGACGATGTTGTTTAAACTTGCGCCCACGTACGCCTGTGCCTTTGCCGAATACTTCTACGCATACATCGTTACCAGTTTCTATGCGCGAGTTGTTCCATACTTTACCCTGCACACATGCAGTAGGGTAATCTTGTCGTAGCAGATCGTTCGACTCTAGTTCTTCTTTAATAGATGCTAGGTACTTAGATGCTTGATCTTCTGTCTTAGACCCTATAAGAATGTACCGTTCACTACACTCACAAATAGATTTAAGGGCTTTTAGAAACGATGCGAACGTCGATTTCGCATAGCCACGAGGCATGATGATAACTACTTTTTGCGCTCTAACAGTAGTTAGCCTATCTAATTCTGCTGCTAATGTGTGGTGCGCGTGAGAGAACTCTCTAGTAAAGTAGTGTGGCACATACTTCTTACCCCATTCTATAAGCCCAAGCTTGGACCTAGTAAGCGTAGCTTGCTTTGCCATCGCCTTAGCGACGAGAGATTCACCCGGATTGTTCATCGATCTCGCCTTGCATAGCATCAATTTCCTTCTTCAACCTAGCTGCTTCACTATACAGTGCTCTACGCTTAATAGCTTCTGGATCTTCTGTATTCGTACCGATACGTACAGGTTGCTCATCTATCACTATGAAGTTACCAGGATCGATAGGCGCTTCAGCAGTAGGGTCTACTAGCGATAGTGCTTGGATCTCTTTAGCTGCCTCGACTAGCTTGTCAGGAGGAAGGTATTTAGCGAGAACGTCGATTGCTTTATTTAGAATGTTATCTACTACCTCAGGAGTTAGCTGATTAAGCTTACTCATATTCACTGACATCGACATGATCTTTTCACATAGGACCGTAATGGCCTCAATATGCTGGATAGGTAGTACATCGTTGTCTGTACGACTGATCATCTGCACTAGCATTACTCGCAGTAGAGATAGTTCCCCTGTGAGACGCATCTTATGCGGGTCATTCATGAATGTTAGGAACTGATCGCGCAGTTTCTGCGATCTAAAGTGCTTGGTGAAGTTAGCTACAGCACTCATATGGTTACCGCACATTCCATTTAGGGTGTAGTTCATGCAGCGCAGACCATCGTCGTTGATATATATGCATCTACGATGCCCTTCCACTGTGATCTCTGGCATAATTGGGGCTATCGATTTCACTAACTTCCGTAGACGTAGAGTATTCGATACAGATAGGCGCAACTCTATTACGGATAGGACACTCGACTGTGGGCCGCTTCTTAGCTTCTGTTGTTCCTTTATGGTTAGGCGACCGCTTAGCAAGTCGATCCACTTGCGTGATTCTAGTGTCGTACATATATTAGCCCTTCCCATGACGGCATTATACCGTGTTGACGGCGCACGTCAAGGGTGTATAGTGCTGTGCAATGGGGGAATTATGGGACGACGAGTATCAAATATCTACGGTAAGACTGCTAATCCAGAGGTTATGACCTTAGAAGTTATCTCTAATGGCATCTATGACATCGAGATCACCTTTGAAACTAAGTTCCATGAGTTGCTAACAGGGCACTCATGGTGCTTTGAGCAGAGCAAGGGGTTGGTGTATATGATGGACCTAACACTAGCATTGCCTACTAAGATGGGGTACAATACAGCTAGGGTTTATCTTAGGGACTTCATTATGTACCATGCTGGCATATGGGGCGCTGGTGTCCCATCCCATATATGGGAGCGTAAGCTAGAAAACTACGTGCTGACTGGTGCTAGGCTGCTACCTATTGCCTACCCACCGTCAAAATAGCACTTGACTTTTGGCTTTCGCTCGGTATAATGAGCGGGCAATGCCATCACAAACTACATCATGGATCACCAAGCACGATCACCTAGCAGTGCTGCATGTTACTAGCACCGACCCTAGGCGCGCTGGAGCACAAGAATTGGCTATGTTTGAGGCGGATCTACTGCCTGTATTGTCTATGTATAAGTGGAGAGTTCGCCATTCTCAGATAGAGAACACACTCGGTAAGTCTCTATTAGGCATTATTACT